GACCTCGTCGCGTCGCTCCGTGACCCGTTCCATCGCCTCTGTTAGATCGTCATATTCCGACATAAGCCGCCGCGCGGCTGGCGTGTCCACAATCACCCGCAGAGGCTCCAAATGCCGCTCAAAGTCGTGTTGCCGCTGGTGCATGTATTCGTCGTGAAACGCGCGCAGCTTGGGCAGATTCTTGGTTCGCCATTTTGCGCATGGCGTGACACGCTCAAGCGCCGTTCCGCCCGGGGTCCACTGGAAAAAATCCCACCACGCCCGCTGCGTTACCCACATGCTGAATTGCACTTGGTCATGGTAGTGGGGCTGTTCCGCCAGCGTCTTGAACCCTTCGCCTGGCGCATCATTGCGCTTGCCGAACGGGCACTTGATTTCAAGTCCGCCCACAAGGCCGATAAGACCATCGGGGCTACACCCGGCCCAGTCTTCGCGGGTCACAAAGCCAACCGCGTCAACATCGTTGCCGGTTTCCATCTGGTATTCTGCCAGCGCGCCCGCCTCGTGAAACGTGCCATATTCCGTGGCGACGTTGCCGGTAAATTCCGATTCCGCCCCGTGCCATTCTCGCACCATTCGCCTCATGACGCTTTCAGCGTCACCGTGTGGGCTGTTGCCGAGTATCGCACCAACGGCGCTGGCCGTGATCCGGCCCTTGCGCGCCTCGTGCCATTCCTGTGTTCGCTGTTCCATATTTTGTCCTTCCCCATAGATCATGCCCGCGCCACGGGTGCAGCGCGGGCCTTGCGTGGCCGGTGTCAGAACGGGATTTCGTCGTCATCAAAGGATGCCGACGCGCCCGTTGCCGCAGGCATGGCGGCTGGCGCTGGGCGAGGCTTGGCGGGCTTCACGTCAATGCCTTTGCCCTTTGGGGCTACCGCCGCAATCCAATTTCCTTCAATCACGCTGCCCGGGCTTTCACGATCCGGCATGGACCAGAGCATGCACTTGATGATCATGGGCTTGTTGCAGAGGCAGGCTGTCAGGTCATTGTCGCTCGGCTGGCCGCCCTTGGCCAGTTTGCCGCCTGCGTTGCTGTCAATCGCGGCCAGCATCCGCCGTGCCTTGTCCCGCTTTTTCGCGGCCTTGTCGGCGTCTTTGGCGTTGGGGTCGTCGTCAGTCACCCACAGCTTCTGAAACACTTTGCGGTTCTTGTATTCATCCGGGGACAGGACGGACCAGCGCAGGCTGATAAATTCAGCGCCGTCCTTGCTGTCCCATTTGGCCTCATCAATCATGGCCAAGACGCTGGAACCGTCCGGTATCGGTTCCAGATTGCCGCCAGGAATTTCATATTCCGTGCCTGTATCTGCGGCGTTCCCGCCGTCGCTCAAATCCCAAAAGCTCATTCGGTTGTCCCTTCTTCATCTTCATCTGCCAATTCACGGACAAGCGCGTCCATGTCCAATTCATCGGCCTGCGCTTGCACGGGCACCTGACCGGCGGCATTGGCCAGCGCCGGAACATACGGCGCAATCGGGTTCACGCCCATCGGGCACGGCAGCGGTTCCGTGATGCCGAAACGGTTTTTTGACACGTTCGCGGCGGTGGCGTGAACCACCAATTCCCGGTCGCCAGTGCTGATAGCCTTTTTCCGCTCGCCCTCTTCGCCGCGCGTGAACATCTCCAAGCGCAGGAAGCCCACCACATCCACATCGTCAACGTAGGGCGCGATGCAGTGTTTCGGGTTCAGGCGCAGCGTCCAGCGCATGTAATCGTCAACGTCCGGCGTCTTCATCATCTCGGTGTCAGCATGGGCGATGAAAACGACGTGCATGCCACGGCGCTCATTCAACAAGCCAGCGGCCTTCCGAACGCGCTGATGCATACTGGCCACAGCCGACCAGCCTGCCCCGTATCCGCCCAGCGCCTGATTGATCGACTTTGCCTTCCCGTCACCCTCCAGAACGGCGGCGATGAACAGGCGTTCCAGCGCGGTCACGCTGTCAATGACGACAGTCTGGTAGTCGTGTTCCTCTTTGAGCAGCGCCACAAGCTGTTCCCACAGCGCCGCGACCGATGCCGTCGCAGTGCCGCGCGACAGCGGCGGAAACGCATCGGGCCGCTGCGCAGCGGGGATGGCCTGCAAGCCGTCTTCCGCCCGCACAAAGATCGGCTTGGGAAATGCCGCAGCAAGCGACGTTTTCCCCAGGCCACTATCGCCGCAGATCGTCACCATCACGGCGCGATCCTGCGGCTTTTCAACCGTCTTCATCAGTCCCGTCATCGGGCCTCCATCATGTGTCCATGGCCATTGGCCGCGCGGGGCCGGTTCCCGCAACTCTCTGACCGGCACATTGACAATGCCCCGCAGCGTGTGCAACTGTCAACAGGCTATTTTCAATGGAGGCAACACGAATGGCCACGATGATGACAATCGAGCAGCTGCGCGATGGGCTGCAAAAACACCCGGTGCGCGTTGTGGTGGAGGCTACTGGCCTGCACAGAAACACCATTTCCGCGATCCGAAACGGGCGCAAGAATCCAAAATACGAGGTCATCCTGAAACTGTCAGAGTATCTGGCGGCGCAGGAAACCGAATGATGCACGGGGCGTTTCTGGAGTCCGGATACCGTGTATTCCCGCTGCACGGCTTCACCGGCACGGGTGATGACGCGGTGTGCCAGTGCGGCAATTCGCATTGCGTAGCGCCAGGCAAACACCCGCGCGCGTCCAACTGGCAGCACACGCCGGAATGGGACGATGAGCAAGTCGAGGCCATGGAAATGGCCGGGCATTTTGACACGGGCTATGGCGTCCTGTGCCAAGGGCTATTGGTGGTGGATGTTGACGCGCGCAACGGCGGGATCGACAGTTTTGCCAAGCTGGCAGAGGCCGTGCCGGAGGTGTCTGGCGCAGGCATGATTGTCGAAACGGGTAGCGGCGGCGGGTCGCGTCACCTGTATTTCCGCGCGCCTTCGCCAGCGGTTGCAATGGTGCAGCATGTGCCAGACCTGCCGGGGCTGGACTTCAAAACATCCGGTTTCGTCGTAGGGCCTGGAAGTCATCATGCCAGCGGCGGCAAATACACGCTGGCCTATGGCGGGCCTGACGATGTGGACGATGCGCCCGCCGCGCTGGTGGATATGCTGCGCAAGCCGGAGCGGCATAGGGCCGAATTTGACGGGCGCGCCGTTGACGTGTCCCATGGCGATATTGCCGAGATGCTTGCGCCGATCGATCCGGATTGCGACTATGACACGTGGATCCGGATCGGCATGGCCGTGCATCACGCCACCGGCGGCACCGGGCAGGATCTATGGGACGAATGGTCAAGCCGAGGCGACAAATACGACGCGGGCAAAGTCGGCGGGCACTGGCATTCATTCGGGCGCAGCGCCAATCCGGTCACGCTGGGAACGCTGGTTCATCATGCCGAGGCAGCGGGCTGGCAAATGCCCGTCACATTTGCCCCGGATCAGGCGCATATCGACTGGCAAGACGACGCGCCAACGCAGGATCATCCCCGCGCGGACGGCTTGCCGTTTGACATCGAGGGCGTCGATCTGACCGCCCCGCCGGGGTTTGTGGGCGATCTGGCGCGGTGGATTGAGGCGCAGAGCCGCAGGCCGCGCAAGCGCCTAGCTGCGGCTGGCGCGCTGGTGGCAATGGGCAATGTCGCGGGCCTGCGATACACCGATGACCGTGACGGCGTGACAACCAACCTCTTTGCGTTTTGCGTGGCAGGAAGCCGCACCGGCAAAGAGGCGATACAGCAGGGCGTGGCCAGCATTCACCGGGCGGCGAACATGGCTGCGGCAACGCATGGCGCGCTCAAATCGGAGCAAGAGGTCATCCGCAATCTGACCCGGCATCAGGCGGCGCTTTATGTCGTGGATGAGATCGGCATCTTCCTGGCCAAGGTCAAAAACGCGCAACAGCGCGGCGGGGCGATCTATCTGGATGGCGTCATCGGTCAGATCATGGCCGCATATTCCAAAGCTGACGGGTTCATGCTGCTGACGGGTGACGCCAAAGAAGAAATGCGGGCTGCGCTCGACAAAGAGGCCGCGCAGGTGAACAAGCGTATTGACGCGGGCGATGGCGGGGCGTGGGCGGATGCGCGGCTTGCGCAGATCACACGGGCGATGGATAGCCTCGACAACGGGCTTGAAAAGCCGTTCCTGTCGCTCATTGGCTTCACAACGCCTGTGACGTTTGACGATCTTGTGGACTACCAAAGCGCCACCAACGGTTTCATTGGGCGCAGCCTGCTATTCAACGAGAGGGAAACAGCGCCGCGGTCCAAGCGCGGCTTCCGCAAGACGCCGATGTCGGATGAAATGGCCGCGACGATTGCGGCGTTGGCGGATGCAGGCGAGTTTGACAGCGCGGCCGGCGATCGGGTGGAATACTACGGCGATCGGCGGCGCATCCCGACTGACGACCGCGCGCTAGACATGCTGGATGCCGCGACGGACTGGCTGGAAGATCAGGCGGTGGCACACAAGGGCCGCACTGGTTTGGAAAGCCTCTACCTTGGCGCGTATGAGCTGGTCAGCAAGATTAGCCTGATACTGGCCGTGCCGGGCGGTCTGCGGACAGCGGAGCATGTCAGGTGGGCTTTCGCGCTGGTGCGGCGCGATCTGGATGAAAAGGCGCGGCTCGTGGTGGCGAATGACAGGGCCAAGGACGCGCCCAAGGTGGCGCTGCAAGCCCGGATTGCGAACATCATCGACGACGATGGCGAAACCATTGGCGTGATCTACAACCGCCTGCGCAGGTTCAAGCGGGCCGACATTGACGCCGCGCTTGACGACATGGCGAAACGTGGTGTAGCGTCCAAAAACGAAACGACAGGCCGGAATGGTGGCCGGGCAAGCGTTCGTTGGACCTATACAGGTTGAAGATAGTCGCAGATAGTCGCAATCTAGTAACCTAAGCCATTGATTTTGCTTCGAGATAGCCAGATACCCAGATAGTCTAGACACTGAATTTTGGGAGGCCCAAGGGCCTCTTTTTTTGTGTCTGGGACAATTTCAAAAGTGTGTCTAGACTATCTTGACTATCTTCTATCTGGGAATGATTTCAATGGCTTAGGGTATATCTTGAGAATATCTTGGACTATCTTGAAAAACCCCTTTACAATAGATAATTGTTGTGTCTAGTGTGGGCGCACAAGTATAGGAGTAAAATCATGTTTGAAATTGAACGTGCCGAAAATGGCTTGCCTCAGATGCCCACGCCGCGCATCAAGTGGCCGTGGAAAGATATGCGCCCGGGCGACGTGGTGAAGATCAGCGACCAGGTGCTAGCTTCCAAGGCGCAAATCAACTGCCATACCTACGGGAACAAGTTCGGAAAGAAATTTGCGACACGGACCATTGGAGGCGTTTTGCACGTCTATCGGGTCGAATAGATGCCGCTTGGAATTTGACTGTTGCGCAACACACTTGGGTGTGCAACAGTCTATCCACGGCGCAAGCCAACACACACAAGAGGAACCCTCAAATGCACAACCGCAAAGCCATGAACGCCTTCATCGCCCGCAGGGCTGAAATTCAAGATCTGCTGGCCCGCCTGACCGACGCCTCCGACGATCACTTCGGCGCTGACCCGTACGCTATCGACTGGGGCCATGTCGGCACACTTGACAGCATGGCCGCATCGCTGCGCGACATTGTGGAAAACAACAATGTCTGACAGGCTCGCAGAATACCGCGCGTTTATCGCGTCCAAACACGCAGCGCAGGCGGCAAAGGTCGCAATCCAGGGCGCGACCATCTCCCCGCTGGCAAAAGCGCACCAGCGCACCGCCATCGACTTCGCGCTGGCAAAAGGGCGCGCGGCGCTATTCCTCGACACCGGCTTGGGCAAATCGTTCTGCCAGCTGGAGTTCGCGCGCATCGCCTCAGAGGATAGCGGCAAGCCCGCGCTGATCCTTGCCCCGCTGGCCGTGGCCGCTCAGATGGTCCGTGAGGCGCACAAATTCGGCATCGAGGCTCGGCAGATCCGTGAGCAATCCGAGGCCGGGCCGGGCATCAACGTGTCAAACTATGAGCGACTGCCCAAGCTAGACCCGTCCGCCTATGGCGCGGTCTGTCTGGACGAAAGCTCCATTCTCAAGGCATTTCAAGGCACCACGCGCAAACGCCTTCAAGCGGCGTTTGAAAACACGCCATACCGCCTTGCGCTGACCGCAACGCCTGCCCCGAACGATCATATGGAGTTGGGCCAACACGCAGAGTTTCTTGGCGTCATGAACGCAAACGAAATGCTGGCCAGATGGTTCATCTCTGATCAAACCAAAATGGGCGCATACCGCCTCAAAGGCCACGCAGTCGGGCCGTTCTGGGAATGGGTGGCGTCATGGGCGCGCGCCGCCGTCCTACCCTCCGACCTCGGCGGCGATGATACGGGTTACATCCTGCCGGACGTGGACATGAGCACACACGAGGTCAGCGTCGATCTGATGGAAGGCGCGGCGGATGGAATGCTCTTTCGCATCCCTGACCAATCCGCAACCGCAATCCACAAGGAAAAGGAATTGACGCTGGAAGATCGCTGCAAGCGTGTCGCTGAATTGGCAGATCACGGCAGGCCCGTCACGATATGGTGTGAGCGCAACGACGAAAGCCGCCGCATCGCACAGCTAATCCCCGACGCGCGCGAAGTCCGGGGCGACATGACGCCGGACCAAAAAGAAGCGCTCTTGCTGGGCTTCGCAGATGGCGACTATCGCGTGATCGTGTCCAAGCCGAAACTTGCGGGGTTTGGCGTCAACTGGCAACATTGCGCCCACGTCATTTTCGGCAGCATCACTCACAGCTACGAACAATTCTACCAGGCGCTGCGCCGGTCGCATCGTTTCGGGCAATCCGAACAAGTCCGGTGCGACGTGGTGTTTTCCCAAACCGAGCGCGACATCTGGAACAACATCCGCCGCAAGGCGAAGGACCACGAAAGCATGAAAGAAAACATGCGCAAAGCCATGCGCGGCGCGCAATCCGAAAGCGACCTGCACCGCAAGCATGGCGCACTCAAGATCCGACTGCCTGAGTTCATTCAAGAGGAAACAGCACAATGACAACTCAATACGAGGGCCGCAACTGGTCGCTGGTCAACGGCGATTGCGTCGAAGTCATGGCGCAAATGCCCGACAATAGCGTTGATCACGCCTGCTTTTCATCACCGTTCGGGTCGCTCTACATCTACTCCGACAGCGAGCGCGACATGGGCAACAGCCGTGGCGCAGAACAGTTCAACCGTCACCATCAATTCATGGCCGACGAATTGTTCCGCATCATGAAGCCCGGCACTGTCATCTGCGACCATGTGAAAGATACGGTTTTTTATCAGGGCGGCAGCGAAGATGGGCAAGGCGGTGTCTACCCGTTTAGCGATGACGCGCTGGCCGCATACCGACGCGCGGGGTTTGTCCTGCGCGCCCGTGTGACAGTCTGGCGTGACCCTGTGCGAGAGCGCGACAAAACCAATCACGAACGCCTGCTCTACGGCAACATCGGCAAAAACAGCCGCGTATGCGCGATGGGCATGCCAGAATACATCCTGGTCATGCGCAAGGAATCCAAGGGCATCAAAGTGGGCGACCCTGTGCGTCATGCGGTGGATAAAGGTCCGGCACCAATGGGCGAAGCCCGTGAACCCTACCACGAGGGCGGAAAACGCTTTGAGTTTTGCCCAAGCAACCTTGAAACAATCAAGGCCGCTGCAGATGAAATCTCCGCAAAGGATGCGCAGCGAATGTTGAAGCGCGGCATGATTGACGGCGCGTCCCCGGCGCTGCTGGAATGGCTGGCGATGCAATGCAAGTTCGACCTGCCAACCTGGCAGGAATGGGCATCGCCGGTCTGGATGGATACAAACCAAATGGACGTGGTGCACGGGCGCTTCTTCAACAACCGCTACAAAGCGAACGGCGACGAGCGGCACATCTGCCCGATGCCATTGGACCTGATAGAGCGGTGCCTTACGCTCTATTCCAGCCCCGGCGATGTGGTGTTTGACCCGTTCAGCGGCGTCGGCTCGACAGGCTACACCGCAGCGCGCATGGGCCGCAAATTTTTCGGCAGCGAATTGAAGCCGGAATACGCAGCGCAGGCGGCAAAAATCATCCAGGAAGGCGCGAACGAGATCGGCAACCTGTTGGACATTGCAGAATGACAGCACCAAAACACACCGAATGGGAACCGATTGTGGTGGGGCTTTTGACCACTCCGCTCACAGTCGGAGATGCCGCAACCGCGCTGGCCGCTGCGCACGGCATACCAGCCCGCAAAGCCAGATCCATCTGCATAGCAACCATGCTTCGGATGGCGGAGCGTGGCGACATATTCCGGCGGCGCAGGTATGGGGCAAACCGCGTGGAATACTGCGCGCAACCTTTCCCTGACCCTCCCGGCATCCGCGTGGCGCAGATCAAAAGCCAATGGTGCGACATGGGCAGCACTAACTTTGTCTCACTGCCTCGTGAGCCTTGGGAATGACACAAACACAGGAGGCCACACAGATGGCAAAGAAAGTCGATTGCTACGTCCTCAGGACGCTGCAAGGCCGCTGCGCATTCGCAGTGCGCGGCGACAACGGCGAGGGCGTCTACATTCCCAAGACCGTCTACGACGCGCTTGCCCCGCAGGTGAGCGATTGCATCGAGGGCGTTATCGTGCCGAACAATCACGCGCGCGCCAAGAACACGCCGTGGCAGATGGTGCGCGGCTACATCATCGAGGAGGACGACGAATGACTGACATCAAGGCAATCTTTAACGCAGGCCGCGTGTCGCGCTGGCACATGCACCCTGACCTGTCCCTGTCCGGCGATACGCTGGACGGGCACCAAGGGCGCGTAGCGCGCATCCTGTTGCGCTACTGGCCCGATACACCGGCAAACGTGCTGGCCTACGCACTGACCCATGATGACGGCGAGGCAGTCACAGGCGACTTGAGGAACAAGAGCACTGCGCAGCAGGACGTCGAGGACGAGGCACGTTCATCCCTTTGGTGCGGAACAGTGCCGGACGCCTGCGAGTTTACGCTGCGCTGGTGGCTGCGGTTTAAATTCGCCGATCTGCTAGACGCCTATATGTGGATGATGCACAAAGCGCCGCACCTGCAATCGCACCCGGACTGGCAGGAACACTTGCACGACCTGCAATGCGAAGCCTCCGAGCTTGGCGTCACGATCAGCTTTGACTGACCGTCGCAGGTCAACCAGCGCCGCCAAATACAGGCGGCTCTACAAGACTGCGCTCTGGCAAACGCTCAGGGCGCAGATACTCACCCGCGACCTATACACCTGCCAGCGGTGCGGGTGCCGCCTCACACAAGGACGCAGCAGGCCAACCGATGCCGTCGTCAACCATATCACGCCGCACAAAGGCAGCGTTGACCTGTTCAGCGACCCGGACAACCTGGAGGCCGTCTGCAAGCAATGCCACGATAGCCGCATTCAAGGTGAAGAGCGCGGCACAACCATCGGCCCAGACGGATGGGCGGTTGACTAGGGCCGGGGGTGGGTCCATCTTTGGGGGGAT